TAGCCATTATACTAGTCCTCCCATATGAAATCTTTTTAAAAATTGAATACCACCTTCTGTTTTTCCTGTGTCTACATCGTACTTACCATAGCCACTTAAACCTTCTTTACCTAAATTGTATCCTAATCCAAGTTGACGAATTCTTTCTCCACCTTCTCCTACAAATAATTCTTGATCATCTAAAAATATTTGATCTCTACCCTTATGGCGTTCATAATTTCCTATAAGATTCCATTTATCTGCTAGAGGTATATCCAATTTTAAAATTGCATCTAATATTTCTGAATCAATTTTTAAAGGTGTATTAGGAATATTATATTTTCCTGATTTTCTATAACTTATTTCTGGTTTAATCATGTCTAGTATGCCTGCCATTATCTTCTTCCATCCGGTTGTATATCTAATCTAAAAGTACCCAATTTCCAGTGTTGAGTTCTGCCAGTATTATCTACTTTTAAAGATATAGCTCTTGCTCTTGCACGTGTGTCTATTTTAGTAGTAGTTGTTGAAGATGTAAAAGGTCCTAAAGATGAACTTGCTTGTGCATCTGTTGGATAATTTTTTAAGTTTAATGTAACTCTTGCATCTCCAGTTTGAGTTAAAAAATCAGGTATTACTCTTCTAATTTTCATCATAAATTCACCATCACCAGCTAAACCTTTTTGATCTAAATCAAAATCTCCTGATTCTATACTAGCTTGAATAGCAGTTGTTGCACCTGCTTTAATTTGATTAGTTCCAGTTTCATGTTCATAGTAAGTTGTACAACCGTCAGTGTTTCCAACCGTTGCATCACTTGTAGAACTTGAATCATATTCAGTGCCATGTGGTTTACCAAATATAGATGAGTCTGCCCAAGTACTTCTTGCAAGAGAACTTATAGTCCATATAGGCCGCTCGCTGCTTGAATCCATGTAATTGTATGTAACGGATCTAGAATTAGCTGTAGCTCCACTACCTGGATAAAACCAAGTAACTTCACCAAATAGATTATTTAATCCTGCATAGATGTGTTGTCTAGGTACATCTGCTAAACCATCATAAACATAGTCTTCTACTAAACATGGTAGTGATTGTAATTGTCCAGTATATCTAAAAAAACCATTTTCTGACATCCAGTATGCAGATCCATCAACCTCAACAGCTGCGTTCTGTCCAATCAATCCACAGTTAGTTCCAACTTGTTGAAACGAAAAAGTAAATGGTGGACCAACAAATTTCATAATAAATAAAGCTGTATCTGTCCAAATATAAATTGCATCTCTACCTCTAATTGCTCCAACAATTCTTGTACCATCTGCAAGTCTTTGTGTTCCAGCAGTATTAGTTGAAGTAGGAGTCCAATCAGTTAAAGATTCTTGGTCTGACCATCTAACATACATATCATCTTGAGTTGATGTTGTACCAATCGTAGTCTCTGTTCCAAAACAAACTAAGTGACGGTCTGGTGTAGAAACTAAAGTAAATTGTGATGCAGTAGGACAACCACTTACAATTGTTGCTCTAGTTGAAGTTGCACCTGTTGCATTAGAATTCCATTCAAAAGTTGCACCATCTGAAATAGTTGCAATAAGTTTGTTACCAAAATTATCTAGTGACCATATACCAGGAGCTGTTATAATGTCACCTGTTTGTGATGCACCCCATTTAGTATAATCTGATGCATTCGTTACTGTTGCTGCATCACTGTGTGATGCTGCTGTTGTGTTGTCTGATCCTCTAGTTAAACCTGATAAAGTTCCAGTACCAGTAGTGTTTGATGTATAAGCAATTCTTTCATCATCTACTATAATAGTTCCTGATGCAGGAAATCCTGTAGAGTCATCAAGCACAATACTTGTTGAACTTGAAGTTAAAGCACCATCTAGCGTAGAAGTAACGGCACCTGCTGTAGTACCTCCCCATACACCTAATCCCCAACCAGCAGCTGATTCTTCAACTGCAGGTCCAATTGGATAGTAGTGTTGAACTCTTATTCCACCTGATGTAGATGCTCCTGATCCTGATTCATTAGATCCCATTTCAACTGTAATCGTTGTTGAAGTAGGAACGGTTGCAACCATAAAAACTTTATCGTCAAAATCACTAGAACTAAAATTAGAATTGGTAATAGCGGTAAAATTATCCAGCTTAATAATATCGTACTGATTAATATTATGAGCAGATGCAAACGTAATCGTAACTGTGGCGTCACTTTGTGTCGTTGTAAATGCATTTGTTAATGTTGTTGTAGCCTTAACAGGAGTTATATCATAAAATGCGCCCCCTGAATACACATATAAAATTCTGTTTGTACCTAATGCTGAGTATTTAATACCATCTGAATTAACAAATTGGTGCATAGCAGTTGTTCTACCTGTTAAAGTTATATCTCCTAACTGTGCCCAACCACCTATTTTTTCTGGAGAACCATATCTAAAACGAATATAATCGCCATCAACCCATTGACCCTCGCCGCCCGTTGCTGTGACTTGTTTATTGATTCCAGGTTGAATGTTTATTTTTTGTAACATAAAAAACCATTATATTATTAATATTTTAATTTGGGAATACCTAACATTGGTCTTCCATCAAATTTGTTTTTTTCAGCAAATGGGCCATTTACATGATTATAATGTAAAAATACTTGACCACATATGTTCCCTTCAAATGGCTCTCGCCAATGCTCTAGATCGCATCCACTATATACTAACATATCTCCTACATCAAGTAAGACTTTAGTGCCTGCTGGAGCTCCTGGTTTATGTATTTGTTTATATTCGTCTATGACTGTGTTAGCCCCTGTACCATCTATAAATATAGGCCAAGGATCACCTCCTAAATTAAGGGTAGTTGATATCTCACAACTTGGTCTATCTTTATGACGCTTTAATATATCTCCGTTTTTATATAACCTAGCGTATGAATAAGTAGGTATTAATTGTAACCCTGTTTCTTGTTGCATTTTAGGTAATACTTTCATCATTAAAGTTTCCATTGCAGGATCGGCATAAATGGAATAGGTATTTGGAACTTGTGTATCTCCCCATGTTCCAAGTAAACCTGTGTCATAGATTATATTTTTTTCATATAAAAATTTAACTGCATCACGTTTAAGTAAAAAATAGTTAAAGATAAAATTAGCTAATTCATAAGATACTGCTTTTTTAATTACTTGATATTTATTTATTTTAAACATAATTTTTTTCTCCATTAATATTAATTACTATTCTTGTTTGTGTATTAGTTTGAACAGCACCACAATGCATAGTATCCGCTGGAAAAACTATTAGTTCATTTTCTTTTGACATAATCTTTTCATCTCCAACTATGGTATAACCATTACAAGTTGTAAGATTAAATACTGCTGTAATACAATTATCAGGTATTTCTCCTATTAAATCTTTATGAAAAGCATGTTGTACTATTGTATGTTGCGCTAAATATAAATTACATTTAACTCTAGTTATTTTTAATTTTGCTTCAATACTTTCTTCTAATTTTTTATGAAAATTTATCCAATTAGGGTTACTATAATATTCATTTTTTTTAATAGCGTGTGCTAATAAATAATTATTATCTTTATTTGGAAAATTTTCTGGTAAGGTAGATTCAAAAAAATGCCAATCAATAAGACAACTACTCATATATTTTTTTAACAATAAAAATTGTTTATTAGATAAAAAATTTTTATAAATAGCTTTAATCATACTATCATACATTTTTGCAAAAAGTTAAACGATATAGATATTCTTAATTCATCTGACATATTAGGATCAACACAATGAACCAACCAAGCAGGAAACATAATTAATCTACCAGCTTTAGGTTCAAAAGACGACTCTCGCCATAATCTTACTGGATGTTGTTTTTCTTTTAATCTAGGTCTAGACATTGCAGCTGATGATCTTGGGTCATCTATTTTTAAATGTCCCGAATCTTTATTTGCTTTAACATAATATACACCAGACCATAAAGAATTAGGGTGTATATGTGCTCTATTCATACCACCCTTAGGATTTACATTTGCCCACATATTACCTAGTACAGGTTCACTATCTAAATCTTCTTCAATATAAATTTTTCTTTGTGCTTCATATAAAGCGTTTGTTAATCTTTGATATTCTGGCATTTCATGCATAGTAGTTTTAGAGTGCCAACCATTAATATTAGTTCTGCTAATTCCTTTATCTTTATAATACCAATTTAATATATTTTTTTCTAATTGCTCATTAATAGATTTATCATTAATATCTAATATATAAACAGGTGTTGGAAAATATAATTCTCTTATCATTTAAATGGTGGACCTCCAAACCACATTACTAATGATTTTCTATTGCCACGTATTATTGGTGTTACTCTATGCCTTATAAAAGATGCAAAAAATATAGCATGTCCTTGTTTAATTTTAGTTGTTCTACCTTCTGACATTAATTCTAAATCTCCACCTTCAAATTCTGATTCAGGAGATAATAAACAAGTCATAGATATTTTTCTAACCGGTGGTTCATGTGCACAATTAACATCATTATCTACATGCCAATCATAAAAACCACCTTCTGGATATTCTGTGTATTGTGCCATTTCTGTTATTTGCATTCCATCAAAACCAAAATGATTACCATTTGTTGTTTTCATAACTTTTTCTATGTTCCTGTACATCTCTGGCATTTTTTTAAATGGTATCCAACTAATATGTGATGTTCTTGTTTTAGTATCTATAACACCACCTTTAATACCATCTTTACTACCAACAGACGCATTTTGTTTTGGTTCTTTTCTTCCTGCATTAATAATCATCTGACATTGTTTAGGTGTAAACATAGGTTGAAGTGTTTCAACTATAAAAGATTTCCATTTTGGTTCTGTTATCATGCAGCACCTCTATTTTTTATTGGATCAAATTGCACATCACAATTTGCAGCAAGTGTTCTTCTAGTTTCATTAGTTCCATTAAAAGGATAAACACAATGACGCATATCATAAGGAAATACATAAAAATCTCTAAGATTCATAGGTGGTAGATAATCTATTTTAGCAAACTGACCATTAGTTGCCCCTAATATTTGAAGTCTACCATTTTGTGGTGTGTCTGCTGCTGAATATTCTTTACCATAAGTAGATGGTAATTTTAAAATCATAACACTAGATAAACCTGTAAACAACATTCCCCTATGAACATGAGCAGGGTTGTATTCATGTTGTTTCATTTCATTAATCCACACAGAATTTAAATGTAAATCATACTCTCTAATTTTATTAAATGTTAAATAATGTTTGAACATTTGCATAAAATAATTTGTTACATTTCGTGGTAACTTATTATGGTTTTTCATTTTTGTTTGATCTTCACCATTATAAAATAATGAATATTCATTTTCTATTTTACCAACTAGTTGTTGATTAGCTTTATAAAGATTATGAAAATCTTTTTCATATATTTGATTGATCGTTGTAAAAATATCTAATGGTACTTGATATTTTAAAATAGATTGTCCTAAAAATACAAAATTAAACTTATGAGCTTGGCTTTCCATATGTTGGAAGTTCTTCTTTTTTCTCTGTTTTATTTTCTAATTCACCAGATTGTTTAATTCTTTCTAAAGACCGTAGTTGACCCATGATATTAAATGCTTCTGCTTCTGGTGTATTGTTATTCATGTTTTTTGCTTTACCAAGATACATTTTATGATAAGATTCTAGTTGATGCTGATTAACATCTTTGTCATTAAATGATCCATCATTAAATTCTCCTTTTAACTTAGACCACATTTTAATTTCTCTCATTCTATGTTTAGCAACTTTCTCCATAGAAGCTTTTGCAAATTTACACTCATCTAAATCTATTTGATATTTTGTTGCTTTATATTCATCTTCTTCCTTATCTATCTTTTTTTCTAACCATTTAATTTTTGCATCATTTCTTCTATAATCAAATGACAAAGCCATTAAATTATCTAAATAAGTAGATTGTTCTCTAACACATTGCCAATATTTTGCAGCCCTAGTTGGGTATCTATTATCTTGTAATACAGAAAACCTTGCTTCTGTTTCTGTTCGAAACATTTGTTTCTTGGTCCATGTATCACGAAGCTCGTCTACCATACCTTTAAACGATGATAGATCTTCTTGTGTTAATAAATTATTTAAATGTGGTTCTTCACCTTGTATTACTTCTTTAACGTCTTTTTTCATAGCTTTATCCTTTATAGTTCCTTCTTATATATATTATTTAAAATATATTACAAGTCTT